AATTCGTATTGGCTCATCATGTTCTCCTTAAAATGGGACATCTTCAGGTATATCATTTAAACTTTTAGGAAATGGGTCTTTTATAGGCTCTGGATCGTTTAAATAAGCAATCAGACAACCATCTTTTAAACTAAGTAATGGGATAGTCTCTAGCTTTAGCATAAGGCCATTCTTAGTCTCTAGGATGATTCCTATTGATTGATACTTCTTCTTTGCCTTACCATCTTTATCTTGGTACTCGGATACTGCAGCTTTGATGTAATATTTAATAGCCATTTCATTCACCTTTCATTAGATTCGATTCAACTTCTACTTCATTCAAGAACTGCTTTACTTCACTTTCTAACTTCTCAATAAAATCTGCATCACGCATTACTTCCTCAATGTACAACTGTGATCTAGGAGGCATCCTTGGATCGAATGACACAAACCAGACCGACTTAGCACCTGTACAACTCATTTGGGCTTGTATTTGGGTATAGTATTTTGATGGGCATCCATCCTTAAAATATGACCAATGTACTGCTGACTGATATGGGCATTTCAATTCGAGCAAACTATCACCAATAATCCCATCAGGACTGCAACCAAAGTCTTTAATGGTAGGATGATCTACGAATGCAACTTGATCAACAAAGACATTATGAGCCACCTCAAACGCTGTTCTAGCAGTCTGTTCGTTGTCCTTACCCCATTGCATTGCATCATTGGTATACGAGGCTTCTATAACCCCTGTTACCCTTTGTAAGGCCAACTCTATTAAATAATTGCCTCGTGATGCTGAAACACCTGTTTTAGTTTTAGCCATAACATCGGCAACTCGACTAGCTGTAACTTTTCCGAGTCTGATGCGTAGCCAAGATTCCGAGCCCTGTTCAATATTTAAATATTTATTTTCAGTCATTTTTTGCTTTCTTTAATATGGCTCTTATACATTCAAGATGCAACCAGTCACAATTTTTCACATCGAAATGTTCTCCGTAAACTTCTTTTATTTCATCATCGGTTAGTTCACGTTGCTTAACCATCTTACAAACTAATCTCCACTCTTCTTTACTAGGCAAGATGTCAGGGTTCATTACAAAACAACTGTGCATAGAATGATGGGTAATTTCTTTACCGCACTTGACACAAGGAAACCATATTTGGTCAATAATGCATCTTATTGATTCAGTCATTCTTCACCTGCCTGTAGTCTAATTTTTGCATTTTTTACAAAATCAGCTTCAAAAGGTTTTGTTACAGTAGATGCTTTTAATATGGCTTTTGCAAATGTATAAATATCACATTCTTTGGGTGCTAAATATTTATCCCGAATATCTGATATTTCCTCATAAGTTAATTCACGCATCATGTACAACGGTGTTAGATTCAACCAAGGACTTGGTGGCAACTCTTTAAATAAAATACCTTGGTCAGATATATAAGCAAATGGTTTCATCGATCACTCCTCTCTTGTTTAGCAGCAATACAGAGTTCAGCAAACTTCTTTGGGATGTCTGGATGCCAGCCACCTATTAAGTTGCTACAGTTAAACTTAAAAACTTCTTCTTTCCGACTTACTTCAGTTAAATAAATAATGAAGCCTATAAAAATAATCCACATTGATATTGAAAAAAAGAACCATTTACTCATAAGACATCCTCCTTTTTATATTTTCGTTTGATAATAAAAGCTAGTTTCCTAAGTGCCAATCGTTCTATTTGCTCAACCTTAAACCTTGGTATTTCCAAGATATAAGCAACTTCTTCTTGCGTAAAATAGTTATCATGACGGTGTTCTTTCGAATTTTTCATCTATTCTCTTTAGTAAGGATTCAACACGATGATTCCATAACTTAGAATCTGCATTTTGTGGCCATGTAACTAGATATTCTTTGACTAATGTTGTAATCACAAGATAATCTACCTCTTTTTGCTTATTTAATAAAGAGTCTATTTGCTCATTAAATGTCATATTAGTTCTGCCTTTCTTTTATCTTTGGCCTTAGAAATACAATCTATTGCAGCTTTATCCTTTGATAATTCTTTATAGGCTTGACCATAAGCAGCTTTCAAAGTATCAATGTCCAGGCACTCATTAATGTTATCTACCCAGTTAGTGCAGAGATCAGTTAGATCAGGAGTCTCCTCATCAATAGCATCACTTGGAAGATCAGAACCAGCATAAACATACAATCCAATACCAAAACAGGCTATATTCTTAGCCAAGCACCTCATTTGCGAGTCACTAATTTTGCGTGAGTCTGGTGATTTAGCAGCGTTATTTCTGTTATCCATGACCGATAATTGCATTTCTAAAGTCTTACCGAATGCAGTAACTTCAGTCTTAACCATCATAGTATCGTTATAGATAATAGGCTCTAAGAACTTCCAAGTAGCTGTAGAATCGTTTTGTAAAAGAATGTCAAGGGCATAAGTCCAACTTAAATAGGTTAATTGTCCTTTCTTTTCTGTGTGTTCGTTTACATTAATAAGTCTTAATTCGTTAAAAGTCTTCATTTAAATCTCCATTGTGAAATTCTCGTTCGGCTTGTTGTGTAGCTAGTTTATAAGCAAAGTCGTAGGCTTTTAAGTACATAAAATTACCGAGACCAAGCATATCGTTTTCGTTTACAAATTCAACAGTTTTATCATGGTCAGCCATTGTAAATTCATAAACAGCTTCCATAATCATTGCTGCTGGATTGTAAGTAGTCTTGATAAGTTGGTTGATACGATCATCAATTAGTTCTTGTCCATCGTCAGATAGTGGGTCAATCCATAACATTAAAAACCTCCTGTTTTGTAGATGTAGATAAGAGCCAATGTAAGGCTCATTAGGACTGTAAAGATAGTGCCGTATATGTAGTCTTTCATGATGTATAACCTTGAGTTTTACGAATAAGAATTTGACTTGGGGATTTAATAACTGTTGCTTTAAATTCTGCACCACTAGCAAATGGCAGTGTATTTTCTAGCATACCCATTGCTTTTCGATTTGTAATGTTAAAACCATCAGCAATCCATTTTTCTGATACTTCAAATTCAACTACCCATTTAAATGTTTTCATCTTCATTTCCCTTTCGTTTCATTTAATAAAATTTACTGCATACCTAGATATTATTCTTTCTATTCTCATAAATCAACACTTTTTTCAAATATTTTCAAATATTTTTATAGGGGATTTCCCTAATAAGAAAAACATTCACAAATATTCAATAAGTATAGTATAGTCTACGAAAGAAAGGAAATAATTATGAACCCAATGGATTTATTAAAGATTGAATTTGGATCACTTAGAAACTTGGCTGAGGCTTTAGAACTAAGACCCAATACTGTTGTGCTATGGGGTCAATCTCAGATTCCGTTTAAGTATATTAAGGAAATTGAGAGGTTATCAGAAAATAGAGTTACCAGGGAAATGCTTAGACCAGATGTATTTAATAAGGAGTGATATGCACTATTACAAATTTAATATTGCAGACTGGCACTTAGCAACAAGCCATTTGTCGATAACAGAAGAAGCTGTATATTTTAAGCTAATTAACTTTTATTATGATACTGAATTGCCTATCCCACTTGAAACCGAATCGGTTATCAGAAGGTTACGACTTAAAGGTAATGGGTTAATTGTTAAGGAAGTTTTGCAAGAATTTTTTGTTTTAGAAGCTGATGGATGGCATCACCAACGCTGTGATTCTGAAATTGCAAAATATCATAGCAAAGCTGAAGTAAACAGAGAAGTTGGTAAATTAGGTGGTAGACCTAAGAAAATCAATGATGTAGATAACCCAACAATAACCGACATGGTTTCTGAAAATAACCCACAAGTAACCTTAACCACTAACTATAAACCACTAACCATAAACCAAGAACCACTAACCAATATAAATACTATTACACCTGAAGGTGTTAGTGATGAAGTCTTTAAAGATTTTTGTAAGTTAAGGAAAGGATTAAAAGCACCTGTTACTCAAACTGCAATCAATGGTTTAGCAAAAGAAGGACAAAAGGCTAATTTAACTCTTGAGCAGGTAATGATGCTTTGTTGCCAAAACGGTTGGAGAGGTTTTAAAGCTGATTGGATAAAAGAAAAGAAAACAGTAGGGGAAAGAAATAGCACAGTCATGTCAGGCTTAACACGAGGAATCATAGGAGGGAATAAAGATGTCAGACTACTTGGAAAGTGATTTTTGTGATCCAGATCAAGGATTAGATTACTTATTTGCTCGAATGGGTGCTATTTACGGTGCAACCTTTATCAGGCATTGGGAAGGAGTCGATCTAGAGATTGTTCGAGATACTTGGAAAGAAGTCCTAGGAATCTATTTAACTTACCGACCTAAACTTGATCAAGCAATTTATTCAATGGATGATACTTTTATTCCTAGTGCTTTAGCTGTAAAAAAACTATGCATGACTGGAGAACGAATACCTAGTAAACCTCATTCTGAGATTGGATACAGTCCTAGTTATTCTTCTCAAGACAAAGAGTTTGTTAAGGAACAATTTAGGATTATGCGTGAAATGATTAATAAAAAAACTTACAAGGAAGGAAAATGAATGAGTTGGCTCTTTTCGCAGGTGCTGGTGGAGGAATACTTGGGGGACATTTGCTTGGATGGAGAACAGTCTGTGCAGTCGAATGGGAAGCCTACCCAGCAAGCGTACTTGTCGCAAGACAAAATGACAAAATACTCCCGTCTTTCCCGATTTGGGATGATGTTC